GCTGCAAGATATGGGCGAGATCGTGATCGACCCGGCGCGCACGCCTAACATCGCGCGCGAGTTCAGCCAATACGAATACGCAATGGATAAAAACGGTACGTACTTACCCGCCTATCCCGACCATAACGACCATTCGCTTGACAGCACGCGCTATGCGCTCGAACCCGAAATAGGCAAGCGCAAAATCCGAACCGCGCCCAAATCGATACTGGGCTTGTAGCCCAAAGGGGGAATCATGGAGGTATATACTCTAAGCGCGGATAGGGAGCTTACCGTGTCCATGCTGCAAAAGTATATCGATGCGCACGCGACCGAGGTTGCGCGGCGCAAGAAGCTGCAAGCCTACTATGCGGGCGAGCATAGCGAAATACTTTCGCGGTCTTTCGACGATGCGGCTAAACCCAATAACAAAATCGTGAATCCCTATCCGCAATACATAACGGATATTATGTCCAGCTACTTCATGGGCGAGCCGGTTACGTATACGGCAGACGACAGTAAGCTGCTGGACGAAATCATTCAAATCATGACCTACAATGACGAAGCCGCCGAAAACGCCGAACTCGCAACCGATGCCAGCATCAACGGCTTAGCTTACGAACTGCTTTACGTGGACACGGACGGTATGCTGCGCTTCAAGCGGCTCGACCCGACGTATGCTATCGCGATATACGATAATACCATCGAACAGGAGCTGCTTTATTTCATCCGTTACTATGACGAAACCGATATAGAAACGGGCAAAAGCACGCGCTATGTTGAGGTATATGGCCGCAGCGATGTTAAGCTATACGAACAGCAGTCAAGCTCGTTTACGCTAATGGCGACCCAAGCGCACGCCTTTGGAATCGTGCCGGTGTGCATATACCGCAATAACGCGGCGGCTCAAGGCGACTTTGAAGCTGTAATGTCGCTGATCGACGCATACGACCGTATGCAGTCTAACATGGTCAACGACCAAGACTATTTTTCAGACGCATACATGACGCTTTCCGGCGCGGAGGGCACGGATGAAAACCAGATTGCCGCGATGAAAATCAACCGCGTGCTTATACTGCCGCAAGGCGTACAGGCGGGCTGGCTGACCAAAGCCGATACGACGGCGGCGGGCGAAAGCATACTGACCCGCCTTGACGCGGCAATCCACAAATTTAGTAAGTGTCCGGCCATGACCGACCAGTCGTTCGCGGGCAATTCGTCGGGCGTGGCCTTGCGGTATAAGCTTATGGGGCTGGAGGGCGCGGCGGCACAAAAGGAACGCGAGTTCAAGCGCGGGTTGCAGCGCCGTCTGGAACTGCTGTGCAACGTGCTGGGCGTGATGCAGCGTGACTATGACTGGCGCGCGGTCAACATTACGTTTACCCGCAATATCCCGGTCAACCTCGAAGAAATGGCCGATATAGTCAATAAGATCGGCGACCTGATAAGCAAACAGGCGCGCGTGGCGCTGCTGCCTATCGACATTGACTACGAGGCCGACAAGAAGCTGCAAGATGAGGAGGCGCAAGCGGGCTATGCCGACTACCCCGACGCAGACCTACTGGAACAATCGGGCACAGCAGAACTCTAACCGCGCTTATCGGCTGGCGCTTACGTATAGCAAACGGATGAAAAAGCTGTATCAGGCGGCGCGCGATAGCTGCGAAAACCAACTGAATGCGGCTCTTGCCGAAATCCTCGCGGGCGGCAAACCGCCTACCCGCACGGCGCTGTACCGCTACGAAAAGTACCGCGAACTGGAATCGCTCATAGACCGCGAACTGGGCGTGCTGCGCTCTAGGCAAGTGTCAATGATAGACGCGATGGTCGATAGCATATTTCAGTCAACAATCGGTACAACCTACCAACAAATGACCGGCAAGGACGCGGCGTTTAACTTTGTGCCTGAACGGGCAACATCGGAGTTGGTCAACTTTGAATGGTCTGGCAAGAATTACAGCCAGCGTGTATGGCAAAATGTGAACGCGCTCGCGTCCCACCTGAAAAGCGACCTTATGGAGCAAATCATGCTAGGCCGCAACCCCGCCGATATAAAACGCAAGCTGGCCGACGACATGAGCGTCGGCTTTAGCTCTGCCGACCGCATAATCCGCACGGAATCCATGTACGTGTACAATCGCGCGGCTATGGCGGGCTATCAAGCATCGGGCGTTAAGCAGGTGTGCGTGCTTATCGCGCATGACGAACGCCTGTGCGATAAGTGCGAGGGACACGCGGGCGTATACAACATAGGTAACGAACCGCTGCTGCCCAGACACCCTAACTGCCGCTGCTGCTATGCGCCTGTGGTTGACCTGTCGGTACAGGGTATCTTAGATAAAGCTAAGTCAATGGCCGCGACAAAGCGGCCTTAAATTTTGCCTTTGTGCAGGAGCAGGCGTAAAAGAACGACTGACGGGAACGCGCATTTGCATTTGCTGATGCGTGTTAACTATTTTTGGGAGGAAATGAATCATGGCAGACATTGACAACGCTGGTACTGTAACGCCCACGGGCGAAGCGCCCGAAACGCCTGAACAGGAACAGCCCGAAACCCCGGAACGCATGTACTCGGAGGCCGAGCTTAACGCGCTTATCCAGAAGGAAAGCGACCGCCGCGTAACTCAGGCGCTCGCCCGCCAGCGCAAGGAATTTGACAAGAAGCTATCCCTTGCGACGCTGGACGAAAGCAAGCGCGCCGATGCCGAAAAGGACATTACAATCCGCGAACTTAGCGAACAGGTGGAAACCTTCAAACGCGACAAGCAGAAAAGCGACCTCAAAATCGCCTTGCAGGGGCGCGGCCTGCCTGTCGTGCTGGCCGACTATATCCATATCGGCGAAGGCGACGACGACGGCGCGGCGCAGATGCAATACCTTGACGCGATTACCGCCGCATGGAATACCGCTGTGCAGGATGAAGTCAAGCGCCGTTTGGTATCGGGCGGCGTGCCGCGCAGCGGTATGAACCAGCCTGAAAAGTTGACCCGTGAACAGTTTAGCCGTATGACCTTGCGTCAACAGGCCGAACTGTACGCGAAAAATCCCGACCTGTACAAGGAACTCACTCTGAACTGACGATAAGGAGGGCTTACTACTATGGCTAATACCCGTTATCCGAACTTTGTGCTGGAAAACAAGCTCAAAGACCAGCTTGCTACCTCGCTGTCCCTGCTGGACTACGTGACTATCGACGATAGCCTGACCCAGGAGGCGGGTCAGATAAAGAAGGTCAACGTCTATTCCGCGACTGGCGCGGCTGAAAAGGTAGCCGAGGGCGAGGGCAATACCCAGTCCATCGTCATGTCCTATACGACCAAGACCTATACCGTAGGTACGGTTCAGGCGCGCTTTGTCTATACCGACGAGGACGAAATGACCGACCCGTATCTGGTGGACGGCGGCATGAAGAACCTGTCTGTCGCCCTGACTAACAACATTACCGAAGATGTAATGGCCGAGTTTGATAAGGCGACTAACAAGGTAGAATACGCTGCCGCTAACGGCGTCACCTATGCCAGCTTTGTAGACGCTGTCGCCCTGCTCAAGAAGGAGGACGACGAAAACGCGGGCATTTTCGCGCTGTGCAATCCGGCCATGAAGGCCATGCTGCGCAAGAACTTGAAGGACGAACTCAAGTACGTTGAAGACCATGTGCGAACCGGCTATATCGGCACCGTGTGCGGTGTGCCTGTACGTATCAGCAAGGCGATAACCGACGGCGAGGTTGTGATCGGCACGCGCAAGGCCGTAACCTACTTCCGCAAGAAGTCGGTCGAAACCGAGCAGGCGCGCGAGGAAAACACCCGTACCAATACCATTTATGGCCGTCTGGTGGGCGTTGCGGCGCTGACCGACGAAAACGAAATCGCCCTGATTAAGCAGAGCGCCGCCAAAGCGGACACCAACCCCAAACAGGACACCTGATCGCATACGCCCCGGAGCGCCGCTCTGGGGCGCTTTACCCTTAATGAAGGAGGTGTGCGCTTGTGACGCTTAAAGAACATGTGCGCGCGCTCATAAACGCCGTGGGCGGCGATGCGTGCAGTGACGCGCTGCTGGACGTGCTGTGTGCGGACGCTGAATCGGATTTTTTGTCGTACTGTAACCGCGACGACATACCCGATGCGGCGCAGTCTATCGTGGCGCAGTTGGCCGTAATACGGTATAACACGCTGGGCGCGGAGGGCGTGTCGTCGCAGTCGTTTTCGGGCGCGTCTACTGCCTACGACATTAACTACCCCGAAAGCGTCGTCCATGCGCTTAACCGTTTCAGGTGTGTGAGGTTCATATGATACGATTCATGCGTACTACGCTGCTGGAACGCCCGGAACTGGAATTAACGTCGCTGCATCAGGAAGTTATGAAGTGGCGCGCCGTGTCCAAAATACTTGCGGCGATAACCGATTCAGGCGGCAGTACCGACAAACTGAACGACGTGCTGGGCATAAAAGCGTCGCATGTGGGCTTTACGTACTATCGCGATGTGCGGGCGGGCGACCGGCTAACCATTGACGGGCGCGTGTATAAGGTGGATTACGTGCGCCCCGGACGCTTGCAGCAGCTCATGCTGGAGGAGGTGCGGCCAATTGGCGGCGGTTAGGGTACGTGTCGAAGCCGACATGTCGGGCGTGGAACAGGCGCTTGAACGCATACGCGCATCGTTCCCGGACGTGGCTGCTGCCGCTGTGCTTACCGCTGGGCAGATGATTGAGGGCGAGGCAAAAGCCCGCTGCCCGGTCGATATGGGCACGCTGCGCGCAAGCATTACGACCGAGCTAAAGGACGCGGCAACGCCCGGCGACCCGATTATCGCCACAATCGGTACGAATATCGAATACGCGCCTTACGTGCATCAGGGTACGGGCTTGTACGCTCGCGATGGCAACGGGCGCAAGGCCGTACCGTGGCGGTATAAGGATGCTAAGGGCAAATGGCATACCACCAGCGGCCAACGCCCGCAGCCGTTTTTGCGCGATGCCGCCGAGGCAAAGCGCGCCGAAATACAGGCGACGCTGATTCGGCTTATCCGCGCAATGGGAGGCACGCCGTGATGATAGATGGGATTATATCCGCGCTGGCAGATGCCGCCGCGCCGCTCAAGCTGTACGCGATAAGCACGCATTCGTTTTCCGACTGCGTGATATATCAAAGCTATACGTCCGAAAGCGATGCCATATCCGAGCGCGTGCGGCTGGAAGTGACTATAATCACGTCGGACGATGCAGCCGGGCGCGCGGTCGAAAAGCGCATAAAGGACGCGCTGCTCACCTTTGGCGACGAGCCGTTCTCCAGCGATGTGCTGCGCGTGGTGCTGGACGGCGGCGGCACACTGGAAGATACCGCGCGCGGCAAGATACATCGCCAGATGTACTTTACTATACTTGCAAGATACGATGGGAGGTAACAACTATGCCTAATGCAACTAAGCCTATCACTTTGGGCAGCGGACGACTGTATATCAAGGCGTATAACGCGGGCGATACTATATCGCTAAAGGACATTTGCGTCGAGGATAACCGCCTAGGCCACATTCAGGGCGGCGCAACGCTGGAATATAAGCCTACGACCTATGAAGTCAAGGACGATATGAACGAAGTATACCGCCGCTTTATCACGGCTGAGGAAGCAAAGCTCAAGTCGGGCGTGCTTACGTGGGACGTTGAGGCGCTCAACAAGATCGTCTCCAATGGCCGCTATACCTCGACTGAGACCATGCGCACGCTCAAGCTGGGCGGTCTGGGCGCGCGTCAGATGGATATGTACGTCGTCGTCTTTGAGCACGTCGGCACTGGCGACCGCGCGGGAAAGAACCTGCGCGTGGGTCTGGTGGGCACTAACGATTCCGGCCTGACTATGGCCTTTGCGACCGACAAGGAAACCGTGGTTGACGCGGAGTTTCACGCTATCGGCCATGACGATGCGGGCACGCTGGTAATCATTGAGGAAGATATACCGGCGGCGTAAACCATTTTGGTGATCTCACCAAAATGGTCTTTTATACGCTTATCTGTGCTTTGATACGCTTTTAAGCGCTAAAAACGCGGATTTTTCTCAAAATCGCACGCTTAAACGTGAAAATGACACTTTGAACGCAAACGGGCATTTCGCAAGGCGACTTGCCAAAATGCCCGTTTTTTGACCAGCTAAGGAGCGAAAACATGGCTAAAATACTGGATTTGTCCGTTTTTGACGAAAAGGCGCTCGACATAAAGCTGCTTGACGGCAGCATGATACATATCCCTACGCCCTCTCAGGCGATGGTAATCAAGATGCTGCGCCTCAATAGCACGCTTGCGTCGAAAGATGCCGAGGAACAGCTCAAAGCGCTGAACACCTTTGTGTATGAAGTGCTGAACTCCAACAACGGCGGCAGACACTTTGAGCGCGATTACATCGAAAACCTGTCGCTCGCCATGAAATCCGCAATCATAAATGCGTATGGCGACTTTATCAAGGAGCTGCAGTCTGACCCAAACTGATGCTGCCCTCCCTGCCGGGTGAGGGCGGCGGGCAAAGCAATGAAGAACTGATGCCCAGCATACGGCGCGTTGTGGCGTATAGCGGGCTTGACTACTACAAGGCGCTTGAGCTGCCCTGCGACGTTTTTATGCTTATGGTCAAAAACTCGTATGTGTCCGAGCTGCAATCGACCGAAAACGGGCGGGCATATCTTGAGCAATGCGCGCGCATGAAGCTAACCGAGCCGGATATAGGCGCGCTGCACGCATTTCAGGCGCAAATGATCGGAGGTGATAGCTGATGGCCGCTTTGGATTTGGGTACGCTTATGCTGCATGTGGGCGTGGACGGCACGAACGCGGTGCTTGACGCGCTGGGCGAAATATCCGAGGCGACGCGCGGCACTGGTAATGCCGGTGACGATGCGGGCGCGGCGCTAGAAAACTTTAGCGCGCGACTGTCGGCTATCGGCGCTGGCCTTAAAGCAAGCATATCTACGCCGCTAATCGAACTGGGTAAGGAATGCGTCAACTATGCCAGCGACCTGACCGAAACGCTGTCCAAAACCGAGGTCGTGTTCGGCGCAAATGCCGACGCGGTAATAGAATGGTCTGAATCGTCGGTATACCAGATGGGTATCGCGCAGGAAACCGCGCTGAACATGGTTTCAACCTTTGGCGATTTTAGTACCGCGATGGGTCTTAGCACCCAGCAAGCCGCCGAAATGTCAATTTCGCTGACCCAGCTCGCGGCGGACATGGCTTCCTTCAAAAATATATCGGTGGAGCGCGCGAATATCGCTCTTAACTCGATATATACCGGCGAAACCGAATCGCTGAAGGCTATGGGTATAGTCATGACCCAAGCCAACCTGCAAGCCTATGCCAATACGCAAGGCATAGAAAAGAATATTCAGGCCATGACCCAGCAAGAGCTGGTTATGCTGCGCTATCGCTATGTAATGTCGCAGACTAAGAACGCTCAGGGCGACTTTGTGCGAACCGGCGATAGCCTTGCCAACCAGACCCGCAAGCTGTCCGAAAACGTTAAGGAGCTGTCTACGGGCTTTGGTAAGATACTTGAACCGACTGTCACGGCTGTTACCGCTAAACTCAACGACCTCGTATCGTGGGTGGACGGTTTAAGCGACAGCACCAAGGCGGCGGTTGTGGCCGTGGCTGCTGTGGCGGCGGGTATACCGCTGGTTATATCGGCGGTAGGTACTGTGATCGGCCTGATAACCAAACTGCAGGGCGCGCTGGCTGTGGTAATGGCTAATCCCGTTACGGCGGCAATCGCGGGCGTTGTGGCGGCGCTGGCAATTGCGGCGGGCGCAATCGCGGCCATTAATCAGCGCATAAGCGAGCATAATCAAGTCGTCGCGGCGATGGAAGATAAGCATACCACGGTATCGACTTCCTACGAAACTATGATCTCGATTGCCCAAAAAGAGGGCGCGTCCGTCGATGATACCATATCGGCCATACGCGATACGATACAGAATGCGTCCGACCTGATAGTATATATAGAAGCAAACGAATCGGAAATCGGCTCTGAAACCTCCACCGCAGCCGTGCTTGACAGCATAGATAAGGCTATCAAGGCGCGCGAAATGTACTGCGAAATCGCGGGCAAAAAGCCGGAGGACGACCCGGTATGGCAGGAACTCAATGAATTGCGCGCAGGTATCGCTGACGGCTCTATCTCGATAACCGGCGAGGATAAGGACGGCACACTTGCGCGGCTGCAAGAACTGCTGCATCAAACCGAGGATGATCTAAGTGCGCTGTCTGCCTATCAAAAGACGGTGATCGAACCCAAAATCCAGTTTAGCGAGCAGCCCGAGGAAGCGGCTAAAAGTTTGCTTGAAACCTGCAAAGAAATAGCGGGCTATGACGGCGACGACGTGAACTTTGTCTTTGGCTATACCGGGCTAAACGAACTGGAACAGGCGCTGGGCAACGCCATTGCGTCCACGGCTAACTGGAAGGGCGACATGGAGGAAATCGGCTCGTCGCTGACCGCAATACTCGACCAGCAAAAGGAAGTACTGCTTAGTATGGCGGCGGCGCAGGCTATGGCGGCGCTGCAAGCCAACGCGGCGGGCGCGCTGACTGACAGCCAGCTCGAAACCACCCTGCGCGCTATCAACTCCCAATACATCGAACTGTCGGGCAATCTGGATACCAGCAGCGAGGCATTTGAAAATCTGGTCAAGATACTTAATAATGGCGACCCCAGCGACGACGTGGAAGCGTGGAAAGCCTTTGCGGCGGCGATGAAGGACGCGGGCGTTGCTATGGCCGATACCCAAACGCCCGCTGAACAGGTGGCTACTGCGTCGGGCGAAATCGCTCAGGCGATGGCCTCCGGCGCGGATGATACCGACGCTATGGCTGGTAGTGTCGCCAATATGTCGAGCGGCCTAGGCGATTTGGCCGACGATATGTCCAATAAGGTGTCCGACGCATACGATACCTACCAAAGCGACATAGACGCGGCTAATCAGGCTGAGGCTGACGGCATTGATGCGGTCAACGATTCAATTACAGCCAAACAGGGCGAGGTCGATATGCTGTCGCTCTGGGCGGCAACGTATTTAGAGTGCGGCGGCGATGTCAGCGCGGCGTTGGAAGTATACAAGCAAGCCTACGGCGATGAAGCTGCGGCGTTCATCGAAAATAAGATGGCTCAGTTGGAGTCCGAGGGCAATTACAATGCCAACGTATATACATTAGTAGAAACGGCGCGCGACGAACTTACCGAACTTGAAAGCAATAAAGCCGCCGATGTGCAAAAGGTACGCGACGACGCGGCGGCGGCGCGTCAAACCGCCGAGGAAACGCTGGGTACTAACCTTGCTGCCATTACCAGCGGGTTTAATCAGCAGGAAATCCTCGCCATGCAAGCGCAATGCGAAACGTTGGGCAACGAAGAAGGCGCAAATCAGGCAAGCCGCCTGTTCTCGCTGGAAGCCTATTGCCGCGGCGCGGAGGAAACGACCGAATCCGGCAACTTCAACCTTCTGTCCCTTAACCGCCAGTACATAGGCGATGTGGAAGGATTGACCGAAACGGGCTATGACGCGGGCAACGGCGTGGGCGCAAACATCGGCGAGGGTATGTATGATGGCCTTGAAAGCTGGGGCAGACGCATACGCGATCTGGCGGCGCAGACCGTCAATGCGATCTCGTCTGCGATGCGTCAGGCGGGCGATATACACTCGCCGTCGCGTAAAATGCGCGACGATGTGGGTAAACCGCTGATGGAAGGTATCGCGGTAGGCGTGCGCCAGACTACCCCGTCCGTAATAGATACCATGCGCGAAAGTATGCAGGGCATCATGTCGGCGGCTATGCCGTCCGGGTGGACGCTGGGCACGCAGGGCGCGGGCGGCACTACATCAAGCCGTTCGACGATTATCAACCAGACCAATAACTTTGCTACCCGAACGCTAACGCCATATGAACAACAGCTTGAAATCAAACGGCTTAATCGCGGCCTTGCGGAGGTGTATGGCTGATGGAAACGCTTACGTATACTGTCGCCGGACGCAGCATTAAGCTGGATTACTCGCTTACCGGCTCGTTTCTGATCGAAAAGATAGACGGACTTACGGCGGCAGACATAGAAACCGGCTCTCAGCGCGGGTATGGTCAAAACGGCTATACCCTGCGCGATATGGCTTACGGCGCGCGGCATATCAACGTCAACTTCTTAATAGTTGGTACGTCGCGCGCTGATCTGTATAAAAAGCGGCAGCTTGTGTCGCAAGTGTTCAACCCGCTTTTGGGCGTGGGCGAACTGGTATATACCAACGACGCTAACGCGCGCGCGATAAAGTGCTTGCCTACCATCACACCGACTACGGTTAATCGCATGGGGCTGGTAGACCAATGTAACATAGAGCTGACATGCAATGACCCGTTCTGGTACGACGTGCGCGAAAGCAGCGTCGTACTGCGCGGCACGGCGGGCGGCTTGCGCTTCCCGCTGCACCTGCCGACGCGCTTTTCGCAGTCGGGCGGCGTTGCGCTTATCGACAATGTGGGCGATGTGCCCGCGCCTGTGCGCGCTGTATACCGCAACACGGTTAACAACCCGCGCTTGAGTTTGGTGGGCACGGATAGCTACATTCAGGTGGATATGCGCATACCGGCGGGCGATACGCTGATTGTAACCACAGGCTACGGCAATAAAAACGTCGTCCTGCAGCACTCAGACGGCACGACTGAAAGCGCATTCCATGCTATCGATGTAAACAGCACCTTTTTCGAGCTGCCTTTGGGCAAATCGCGCGTGGATTTTGCGGGCGTGGGCGAGCCGACCGTTACTATGTACTGGCGCAACTACTATGTGGGGGTATAGGCTGTGGATATATATTGCTATAAGTACGACGCAACGACCGGCAGCGTAATCCTAAGCGGCATAGTGGATAACTTTGAATCGTTCGCGTTCTCGCGCTCGTATAGCGGCATAGGCGCGTTTACGCTGGTTCTGAACGGCTCTCTTGAACAGGCAAAGTACTTGCTTGCGTCTGACATTATCCGCGCTGGCAAGGGCGTATGCGGGCTTATAACGCATACGTCCGAGGAGCGCAGCGACGACGGCTATACCCTTACCGTGACCGGGCAGGAACTAAAAGCGCTCGCGGGCAAACGCATTGTTATCCCGCCGACCGGCTATGCCCACCTTGACCTATGGGGCATAGCTCCCGCGCGCTTAGTCAGGCGATTACTAGAAACCCAGCTTACATATGCCGACGAAGAAGCGCGCCGCATTCCCGGCGACGTGGTTGTGGATGAGGGCGCGGAAATCGACGGCCAGCTTGTGGACTATCAAGGGCGATACAGTGGCTTACGCGACGATATTGTTACCATCTGTACCACCTTTGAACTGGGCTGGTACGCGGACATAGAAAATACCGAGATCGGCAATATCATCGTGTGGCATTTGTTTCGCGGCATAGACCGCACGGCAGGGCAAAGCGATAATTCGCGGCTGCTGCTGTCATACAAGTACGATACGATTGCGCAAGCCCAGTTCGATGCGTCGCGGCACGCGGCCAGCTTTGGCATAGTGGCGGGTCAAGGCGAGGGCGTTGACCGCGCGGTTGTGTCGGTGGGCGATGGAGAAGGCTTCAATCGAACCGAAACCTTTATCGACGCGCGCGACATAACGTCGCCGACCGAACCGCGCCAGCCCGATATACCGGCGCGCTATTCCAAGCCCGATTACCCGCAGGACGTTATGGACGCGCTAAGAAGCATGATAGGCGACGACCCGACACAAAATCAGGCTGTTTTAACCGAAATGCGTCGCGTACTGAAAAATTATGATTCCAAGTATGACGCATGGGCTGATAACCGGGCAACATGGGCGGCTTATGAAAAGGCTGTCCAAGATTATAAGGATGATGTCAATACCATGTACGACGCGCTGCGCGCCCGTGGCCGCGAAAAGATGGCCGAATATGGCGACACCCGTACTATGGATATGACGCCTTCTGACCTGCTCTCGCGCGATTACAGGCATGGCTTTGATCTGGGCGATAAGGGTACACTGCTTGATCTGAATCTGGATTTCCGACTTACCGCGATAGAGGAAGTCTACGAAAATGGCGGTACTGTGCTGCATTATACATATGGTTACGACGCTAACAGCCTGTCGTCGGCCTTAAAGCGGCTGGACGGCAAATTTACCAGTCTTATGGGTGTGGAGGTGGTGACAAACAATGCCAGCGTATGAAAGATATGGCTTTTTCGACGAAACATCCGATGATATGCGCGAATATTCCGCGACGGACTTTGCGGAATATTTCGGCGCGGTGCTGGGCAACGGCATTTTTAACGGCGGTACGGCCTTGCAGGTATACGCCGATGGCACGGGGCATACCGTGATGGTCAAGCCGGGCAGGGCGTGGATAAAGGGCTACTACTACGTACTGCAAGAGGATAACGACGGCGTGGACAAAGAATTGTCTTTTGAAGCTGCCGATGCGCTTAAAGATCGCATAGATGCTATCGCGCTCAGGCTCGATACTTCTGCGCCGGTGCGCAAAATATCGCTTACCGTGATAACCGGCACGCCCGCCGACAGCCCTACTGCGCCCGCGCCGGTGCGTGCGGGCACTATATATGACCTGATACTCGCGCATGTGCGTATCAAGGCCAATACGATACTGATTGCGGCAGGAAACGTCTTTGACAAGCGGCTGGATTCATCGCTGTGCGGCACGGTAAATTCGCTTATCACGGTAGACCTTAGCCACATGCAGGCGGTGTTCGACAAAAAGGAAGCCGAATGGAACAAAATGAAGTCGGACGATGAAACCGAATGGTCGGCGCTCATGACGGACTGCAACTCGGAATGGAACGGGTGGATGAAGGATTGCGGCGACGAATGGGCAGACGAATGCGGCGCGATGCCGGGCGTGCTGGCGGGCAGCGTGGCCGCGAATCAGAATGCGTCTAGTAAGTTGGCTACACGTCAGGTACGCAACATTATTATCTCCACCGATGAACCGACCGAGGGCGTGCATGATGGCGATATATGGCTAAGGTACGTAAAGTAGGAGGCGGCGCATGGCTAAGTACTGGTTCAAACGTTACGCCCCCATAGCGCATTTGAGCCGCGACAGCGAAGAATTGGACACTACTAACGCAGGCGGCCCGTATTCCTATGTATCCGACCTGTGGTGGCCCGCCGATCAGGGACTGTACATCCATCTGGACGCGGACGAGTACGGCGGCTATCAGCTAAGGTATGAGAACAGGTACTCGCCCGTTCGCCTATCAAACCGTCCCGCGAGTTACAGCGACTTTATCCGCTGGTACGGCAGCTACAATGCGAAGGTATATACCTACGACATAACCGAGGACAAGATGTCGGCGTGGGAATACTATGCGACGTTCGACTATAACAACTACTCGGGTCAGGTGATATACCGCACGGGCAAATACACGCTGATACCCGTATACACGCGCGGCGAATACGTTGATGAAATCATCGGCGAGGAAGGCGTTTATCCCGACAGCGGCTATTATGCGGGGGACGGCTACTGGTACGAACGCGACCGGCTGGCGACGCAGTTCTATGCGCGCATGGGCGGGAAATGGATTGAGACGGCAAGCTATGTGCGCGTAAATGGAATTTGGCGCAAAGCTGAACTAGGCGTACTATCCGGGAAAAGCGTGTTTTCGATTGACGATGCGGGTAATGCCAAAGCTGCGTGCGATACCGATGTTGGGGACAATGGAGACATGAACATTTCTCATATTGTAAACGTTTACCAAAACGCGGACGCGGAGGTTTGACATGGCAGATGAAATAAGAAGCCTGAATGGGTATCGGCTAAAGGACGAGAAGGCGCGCAACGATATAGCTGAAATGCGCGCAGAACTCGACGGCATGTCCGGGGGCAACATTGACCTTGACGCAACGCTTACTCAGTCTGGCAAAGCGGCTGACGCTAAAGTAACCGGCGATAAGATCGCTGCTGTCGAAACGGCGCAAAAGGACGTTGCCGGGCGTGTTGATTCGCTGGAAACGGCACAGACAGATATTAGCGGGCGAGTGGATTCACTCGAAACTACGCAAACGGATATTTCAAAACGTGTGGGCGCGTTGGAAGCTGGCGGCGGCACGGGCGGCGGCTCGTATAGTCTGGACGATACACTGACTAAAAGCGGTTACGCGGCTGACGCTAAGGCCGTGGGCGTGCAGATAAACGACGTTCGGGTACTACATGCACAGCTTAGGCAATATATAGGCGAATTGCAGCCGGGACTTACAAGCACTGAAAAGACGCTGCTGCTTACACTGCTTAATGCGGCGGCATATGGCAGCGCTGATGCGGCTGATAGCTTTAATGCGCTCAAGGCGCTGTGGGAAGATACGGGCGAGGAAGTGCCGGTGCAGTCGATAATCATAACGCCCGCGACGCTGAACCTCGTGTTGGGCGGCAGCGCGACACTTACGGCGAATGTACTACCCATTACCGCCACCAATAAAACTGTAACGTGGTCTGTATCGCCCTCAGGTATTGTTAATGTCTCTGGCGGCGCGGTTCAGGCGGTGGGCGTGGGAAGCTGCGTTGTAACTGCGACGGCGGGCGGCGTATCGGGTACATGCGCGGTCGAAGTGGAAGCGGCGGCAGTACCGGCTACCGCGATTAAGCTAAATAAAACGACGCTCGAACTGGATAACGGCAGCAGCGAAACGCTTACGGCTACGCTAACGCCTACTAATAGTACGGATAAGGTCGTATGGACGGTTAACCCGGCGGGTATCGTTACCGTTTCTGGCGGCATTGTTCAGGCGGTGGGCGTTGGAAACTGCGTGATAACCGCTGCGGCAGGAAGCGCGAGCGCGACTTGCGCGGTAACGGTAAAAGCGGCAACGAAGGAAGCTATAATCGATACGGCCAACGCGGGCGTAAACCGCGTATGGCAGGCGAACACGCCGCTGGTCAAATCGCTGTACGTACCGCTGACCATGAAAAAGAGCTTCAAGCTGAAGCAGCTTGACTTTACGATCAAGCTGACGGGCGCGACGAGCATCGAAGTGAGCTTCTACAACAAGACCAAGGCGCGCAACGAGGGCACGAACGTAAATCTTGCGGGCACGGCGGGCGACTACCGCGCCGTGGTGGACTGCGACATCGACGTGTCGGCGGGCGACGAGTATCAGATATGGATAAATTCGACCGACACGGTGATGTGCTATCCCAGCGTGCTGGACACGTCGCTGGGCGAAAACGAATACTTCTCGACCGAGGGCAGCGAATACCGCTGGAACAACAGCAAGATCAAGTATCTGGGCTACATAACGATTGAGGTGTGATATGGCGATATACGATGTAAGTGGCGGCGAGATTACAAGCGTTGATAACGCCGCGAAGCTGAAACTTTATCCGTGGCCGGTAATTCTGGGCGCGACAGATTTGACCACAAGCGCGACGGACGCGGGCACGCTTCAGGGCGATGTGTTTACGCTGTCGGGCGGCGCGGGCGTGTATGCCGCGTTCGGCGTGCCGGTAAATGAGATTGAAAGCCAGATGGTCAGGTTCAGGGCGGGCTGTACCGCGCTGACGGGCGGCGCAAAGCTGGTTATCGCGGGTGTCAAGAAGAACAGTACTGAAAGCGCGGCGCTTGACCTGTGCACGCTTGGGGTAGGAAGCGTTGAGCAGGACATTGACCTGGCGTGGTACGATGTGTATTCCACGCTGGATATGGCTAAGGCGGTCAGCGTGCGGATTGTGCTGAATGAGGCGGGTTCAAGCGTTACGTTGAACGCGCCCGAACTGTGCGAGAAGGTCATGGATTGCGCGTATGTGGATGAAGGCGGCGCGACGCTGGGCAAGGCGCTTGAAAACGTACAGACGGCCATACAGGGCGCGTCTAGTGGCTTTGACGGGCAGTTCACCGCGCCCGACGGGAGCAAGTACATACTTCAAGTATCGGCGGCGGGCGAGGCGGTATTTACGCCGGTTGTGCCCAGTAAGGCGCTGTTCATCGGCAACAGCCTTTTGATTGGCTTTGGTCAGTTCGGCATGTGCGCGAGCAATGCGCAGTCGGATTACTATTACCATGTGACGCAAGCGATAACCGCAAAGAATGCGGGCTTCACGGCAGCTAAGGCGGGCGGTACGGCGATTGAGGCGGCAACCGACGATGATACTTTGGACACGGCCTACAATGGCATCGCGAGCAAGGTAACGTCAGATTTGGACTTGATTATCGTGCAGCTCAGCGACAACACGAACTCGACGGAGAAAATTGCTTATCTCAAGTCGGGCGGCGCGAAACGATTGCTAAGTAAGCTCAGGACTGCCGCGCCCCATGCGCGCGTGGTATGGGCGGCGGCGTGGTATACCAGCACCGAGCGGCTGGACGCGATACAGGCGGCGTGCGCGGCGACGGGGTGCGAGTTCATACCTTTCAATGACCTGAACACGGCTGAAAATCGCGGCGCAATCGGTAACACGATAACATACCCGGACGGTAATACGTCAACCGTTGAGGCGAGCGGCGTTGCGTCGCATCCGGGCGACGCGGGTATGCTGGCGATTGCACAGAGGATATTGGAGAAGCTGGGGATTAACTGAAAGAGGTGATACAAATGGCTAAGACTAACTTTGGGCTTGTGGACTGGGCTAAGAAATGGGTTGGTATGCCCTACTGGTATGGATGTGTTTGCTACAAGTGTACGCAGGATTTGCTTACTCGCAAGACGCGACAATATCCGAAGCACTACATTTCCAATCGCACGGCGCGATATAAGGCAGATATAGCGGGCGGCAAGTGGGCTTCTGACTGCATCGGCCTTGCCAAGGGCTATATGTGGTGGGATTCGACTAAGGGCGGCGTGCGCTATGCTGTGAACGGCTGCCCGGACATGAGCGCGAACGGTATGCTGGAATGCGCTAAAGTCAAGGGCGATATTAAGGACATGCCCGAAATTCCCGGCCTGATGCTGTGGATGGACGGTCACGCGGGCGTGTATATCGGAAATGGCTGGGCTATCGAGGAACGCGGATTTGCTTACGGGTGCGTCAAAACCAAAGTCTCTGACAGGCCGTGGAAGAAGTGGTACAGGCTGCCCGGACTTACTTATATGGACGCGGACGACGGTAGCGGGCGCGAAAATGTGCCTTTCAAGGTCGAAAATGCTGAACATGATGCGATTGCCAAAGTCAGGATTACTGGCAACAGCGTTAACATACGTAACGCGCCGGGAACGGAATCCAGCATCGTGGCCGTGCTCAATAAGGGCGCGGAACTTGAAGCGGTTGACACGTCCGGCTGGCGCGCCGTGAAGCGGAACGGCGTTGTGTGCTGGGTGTCCGAAAAATACTCGGAGGTGATCTGATGGACAAGGCATGGGATAAGGTAGTCAAGGTATTAGCCGCGATCGGCGGCGCGATTGCGGGATGGTTCGGCGAGTGGAATGCGCTGCTTACTGCGCTGGCGGTGATGATGGTCATGGACTACCTGACCGGCTGCATGGTGGCGTTCGCGGGAAAAAGCCTCAAGACCGAGGGCGGCGGCTGGCTGTCCAGCGAGGGGTTCAAGGGGCTATTGCGCAAGGGCGCGATTGTGGCCATGGTGCTGCTGGGAACGCTGCTCGACCGGGCGATTGGTACGGACGGGATGGTATTCCAGACGGCGACGGCGTGCTATTATATCGCGAACGAGGGCTTGAGTGTTTTGGAGAACGTTGCGCTGATTGGCGTGCCGGTGCCTGAAATCATCAAGCGAGCGCTTGAAATGCTGCGCGAAAAGGGCGATAAAAAGGACGATACAAACGAATAGCAACAAAAACGGAGCTGCCTGTTGCAAGGCGGCTCCGCTTCTGGTATAATAGGCACTGCAGTAAGGCTTGCAATGCCTTTCTACGGGAAAGCCGGTGGTGAGTGGTAGTGCGTTCACACCGGCTTATTTTTTATTCCTTACCATCCTGACCCATGATGCGTTTTACACTGTCCATTTCACATTCCAATGATACGAAGAAGTATGAAATGTACCTGAGGTACAGTCAATCCAAAATGGAAATATTAAATCTTACGACAACTGAAAAAACCGTCGCTTTTATGAATTTGGCGGTTGCAATAAGCGAAAATAGCGTGTAACGAGAGGCTGTTTTTTCGCTCTGAAATCCTGATGTGTAACGGATGTGTAACGGGAGCAAAATCGCAAGTTATCCACATGCCCCCCCAAAACAAGCAAAAAGCCCGGAAACGCCTATATTCCGGGCTTTTTGGGCTATGCGGAAAGCGGGATTCGAACCCGCACGCCCGAAAGGACAGAGGATTTTAAGTCCCATTAGCATGTTGCTCAATAGCAATATTCAGCCCCAAAGTGCCCGACAATAGGTGCTTTTGGGGCTGAATAAGATCAATATAGTAATGCGGCTTTAAGTCCCCATGTGTAATGGGTGTGTAAGCGGCAATATCCCACGTTAATCAATGCAATAAGCCTATCTTATTGCTAAGGCTATTATATATGGCCTAACACATTTTCCAGCGCCGCTGCTGCGTCCTCATCCTGATGCTTGACGACGTGGGCGTATATCTTGAGGGTGGTAGTCGGCGTGGTATGTCCGGCGCGGCGGGCTACTTCTACGACTGGTACACCCGCGTCTAGCATATAGGATACGTTTACATGCCTGAGATCGTGGAATCGGCACAAGCCCTTCATGCACTTGCTAAGTCCTGCGTCGCCGATTGGCATACCGTCGTCATGCACGCACACGAAATCCGTGTCCACATACGAAGTGCCCAAACGCACGCGGTTGGCCAGCTGCGTGCGGCGCTCTGTCTTTAATATGTCTACCAGTTCTGGGGGCATTACGAATTTTCGCGCGCGCTTGGATTTGGGGTAGTCGCGTTCTATCCACTTTCCGCGACATGGCAAGTCAAGAAACCGTGTAGCAGTGTTGAGTTCGCCGCAATCTGGAGTGTACCGCTGACGAACGCGGCATACGTCTATCGTGCGTGCGCTCAGGTTAATGTCTGACCACTTTAAGCCTAATATCTCGCCTAAACGCAAACCGGCATAGTAGGCGATGGCAGCGCCTATAAAAGTCGTTTTACCGCGCAGCGACGAAAGCCGCTGCTGAACGTTGGTAATGTCCGGCAGTTCTATATCATCCGTAATTTCGCGCGGGACTTTAACTAAGGGCATGGGGTTTACCTTGATAACCTTATCTATAAGTGCTGCTGAAAAAATAGACCTAAGCACGGCGTGATGCCGATGTACGGTTGCGGGTGCAAGCGGCTCTTTTGTCAGGCCATTATCCGGGCGCTGCAAAAGCGCGTATAGCTTCTGTATTTTAGTTGCGGTTATCGAGGACATAAGCGTCGTGCCGAAATATGCTTGCAAACGCTTTATAATGCGGTTGTAGCCCTTTATGGTGCTGGCTTCCAGTGTGGCCTGATACACAGGCCACCATTCGTCCACATACGCCGTAAAGGAGCGCTCACATGATGGCACAACCACTTCATCGGCTTCTACCTCGGCCTTAAAAGCGTTAGCGTCAGCCGCGCGTGTAAACGTTTTACTGTGCTGAACGCGCTTGCCGGTTTCGGGAATATACTCATCATAGCGCACGCGCCATATTTTAGAAGCTATTTTCGTTACGGTAGCCATTGCTGCAATCCTCCCTTGAAAAAGTTGGCGCTGCATGGTACAATGGCTATGCAGCGCTTTGGTGTAGTGTTGCGGTATTGCTCCGTTCGACTGGCGGGTCGGACGGGGCGTTTTTTGTGTCACGAAAAATAAGAATGCTTTTGCTAACGCGGGGAAAAGCCGAAAATGCAAAGCGCGCTTAAACCGGCTTTATGCCTAAGCGCCGCTGCAGCGCGTCCTGAAGCACCTTTGACAGGCTCAGCCCCGCGCGATCGGCGGCGGTGGCCAGCGATTCGGGCAGCGAGACGGTCTTTTTGACCGGGCGCATGGAGTTCAGGCGGCGGTACATGTCGGTATCGGCGGCGACTATGGACGAATACTCGCCGGGCTGCGTGTGCAGGTCGGGCGCGTTGGTGGGGGCGGGAATGGATTCGCCGTTATCCTCGGCATCGGTCAGCCACATGGCGCAAGCGTCGGACGCGGCCTTGAGCAATTCGGGCAGAGTATCGCCGCCCACGACAATGCCGGGCAGATCGGGCGCTTCGGCGAGGTAGTAGCCATCGGGCTGGGGCTTTATTATGATGGGATAGGCGTATGTCATGTTACGATACCTCCAATGCTTATATTATTGTCAGGCAGGAGACAGGGCTTAAAGCCCTGCCTGCTTGAGTATAGCCTTTGCCAGCGCTTCCGAGATTTCACGATGATGTGGAATAGGAATTTTGACGCCGGGCTTGGATGGGTGCCGGGCTTTATCGTGCGGGGTTTCCTTTGTGATGACCCAACCGGCCGCCTTGAGCCTTGCAACCAAGTCTCTGTACTTCATAGCATATATCCTCCTGACAGATAATATTATAGCAGAAAAAGGAGATAAATGCAATGCCTAAAGGCGTAAAATACATAAAAAGTACGTAAGAATATATGCTTACCCCCGCCAACGCGGGGAAAATTTGGCTCCATGTAAAATCACTTTTTCCTGCAAGGGATCACCCCCGCCAACGCGGGGAAAAGCGGTACATGCGCCTATGCCGATACCGACGATGCGGATCACCCCCGCGCCTGCGGGGAAAAGAGATATATCCGGGCTTGTACTCCGGAAAAAGTGGGATCACCCCCGCGCCTGCGGGGAAAAGTCAGACATGCCCCGGTCATGCCTTTACGCGCCAGGATCACCCCCGCGCCTGCGGGGAAAAGACTATCATATGCTAATCTTACGACCACCCAAGCACCAGTCCCACGCATCGAGCATCGGTACCGTCGCTTATGTGTATATCACCGTACAGTGCATTGTCTGAGTGTAAATATAGCTCACCTCCGTGGCGCGCAAGGCGCTTGCATACCGCACTGTCATCCAGCATAAAGATACCAATCTCGCCTGGATCGATGGCATCTTGCTTGCGCAGCCATACTATGGAACCGTCGGGGATAGTGGGTTCCATGCTGGCACCAGATATACGTACACCGAAATCGGTGCGTGGTGGGATTTCACTTGACGGAAAAGCAGCCCGACTATAACTGTCCTCGGCATAAAGCGGACTTCCTGCCGCGGCAGGGTAATCGAAAACGATCATTTCAGTCATATCATCTTCCTGCACACGGGTTTCCTCGGTATCTGTCTGTGCGGCTATGTGTATGAGCGTCCTTATTAGCTTCTTGCTGGAGTCACTGCACTGCCTGTACTCGGAAAGCATGGCGCGGTCATCGGCGGTAAACGCCTCTTCTTTATGCCTATCATCTATGTCGTCCAGCGTAAGCCCGAGCGCGTGGCTTATAGTCTTTACGGTTTCAAGCTGTGGGTCGCGAGTAACGCCAGTTAGAATTTTATTTAGCGTACCTTTTGGTATACCGGACTTTAATACCAGCTCATCTATCGTCATACCGAGCTCCTTGCGCCGGGTAGAAAGTACATCGGCTAGCTCCATAGCACCACCTCCATGAAGTAGTATAAGCCCAGACACATAAAAAGTCAAGAAGAAAAGTTCCAAATTTGGGATTCGAAATGCAGATTTACAGTTGACAAGTTCCGAAAAGTAGTCTATAATACAAATGCACAATCCAAATTCGGAACTTTTTGAAAGGGGATAGTACCGTGAAGTATGAAAATTTGGTTGCACTTATCGAGCGACGTGGCATCCGTAAGTCTGCGCTGGCGCAGTCCATAGGCATAACATCCCGTGCGCTTTCAAATAAGCTTACGGGAAAAAGTGATTTTACATGGAGCCAAGTATGTGAAATTCAAAGCCGCTTTTTTCCGGACGTACCACGTGAAGTACTTTTTAAGGATGACGACAAGCCCGCCTAAAGAAAGGAGCATACGCACATGACCATTGAAGAATTGACCGCGCTGCCGGGGCGGCTGGCGGCGCTAGAGGCCGAAATCAAGGCTCTTAAAGTGGCTGCGGCTGGCAACGTAAAAAGCGTGTATACGGTCAAGGAAGCCGCCGAATATATGGCGACTTCCGCGCCGACGATACGCGAATGGATACGATCGGGCAAGCTGCCCGCGTTTAAGCTCAGCCGGGACGGCAAGACGCTGAGAATGTACAGGCGCGACCTGGACGCGCTGATCGAAATATTGAAGGGGGAATCGGCATGAGGATGAAATGCACGCGCTGCGGCGAGTGGTGGAACGTATCGGCAAAGGAAAAGAAGACCGACAGGTACATATGCATGTTTTGTCAGGCAGAAGCAAATCGCGCGGCGGCTCGGCAGGCCGATCTGCGCGAGGAAGTGGAGGCCAGAGCGCGGGCATATCGGATAAAGCGCGCGATAAGGCACGGCGGGGGGAAGAAGCGGAAGGGGCGCAAATAAAAAGCCCCGCTCCGCCCCGGGAAGGGGGGCGGCGCAATGCGCCAGGCATTAAAAAACGCCCGCCGCGCGGCCGGGCTGACGCAGCAGCAGGCGGCGGACAGGCTGGGGATAACGCTCAGGTACTATAAGGACATTGAGAGCGGCGTTAAGCTGGGCGCTATCGACCTGTGGGACATGTTGGAGGATTTGTTTGGAATTCATCAGCGGGAGCTTCGCCGCGACACAAAAGATAGTCAGTCGTAACGCCCAGTATATCGGCTATGCGGACAAGCATCGTCAAAGACGGCTCACGGTCGCCGGATTCATAGTTGCGGTAAGACCTTAGTCCGATTTGAAGCTGCGAGGCCATCTGCTGGGCGGTAAGGCCACGGGCGTGGCGGGTAGCGTTTAGCCGCTCGGAAAACATTAGGATCACCTTCTTTCACTATTGACAGTGCTCATATTGTACGCTATAATACATATAAGCACAAGTGCTCAAATTGAGCACTAAAAAGAGAAGGTGAATCGAAATGAACATGCAAGGCATAAGGTGGCTAAGCAAGCACGTAGAGACGATATACATCCGGGACGCGGAGAGGTGCTGCGCGACGTGCGCGCATTACTATCCGCACTATGTAAGGGATGCGCTGGGGCGCTACATACCGGTAAGCATGGGGCACTGCATATACCCGCGCACTAAGGCGCGGCGCGCGCAGGGCGTATGCGAGCACTATGCGGCAAAGGAAGACGGGAGGACGGAGACATGATATTAGGCACGACGAACAGCCCCGCACTCGTGGCGGGCATAACCGAGATAAACGCCCAGTCGGCGCGTGAAGCGGCTTACAAATCCAAGATCGCCCAGCTTGAAGAAGCCCTCGCCGACGCGACCGGCACGCTGGACATGTACCGCGCCGTTTGCGGCGTCACGCTGGACGATTGCGAGCGCCTGCGCAAGATGGTAGCCGAGGATGTGCATCTGATAAGCAAGTCGTATCGGGACGGCTACCGCGAAGGCTATGAAGCCGCCCAGACCGCGACCGCGCTGCGCCTCAATCGCAAAAAAAGAGGCCGCTGATGCTGGCACATCAACGACCCAGACCTATTAAGAAAAGGACAATGCTATTATAGCATTTGTCGGAAAGGTTGTAAACCATGAGTACGACTTACACAAAGAAAAATGTTGCAGACCTGACCCGCGCCGAATGGCTGGAGGAGCGCAGAACCGGCATAGGCGGCAGCGATGCCGCCGCCGTGCTGGGGCTTAACCCGTGGCGCTCGCCGCTGGCGGTGTACATGGACAAGACCGCCGGGCGCGGCGACGTGGCCGAGGATGATATGCCCGAGGCGCTCTGGTGGGGGACTGAACAGGAAAGTCTGGTTGCCAAGCGTTTCAGCCAGCTCACCGGCGAAAAGGTCATTAACGACCAGAACATGTACCGCAGCGCCGAATACCCGTGGGCGCTGGCGAACATCGACCGGCGCGTGGTGGGCAAGCACGTCGGGCTGGAATGCAAAACCACCGAGGTATATAACAAGACCGATTTCGACGACGATGAAATCCCGCCGACGTACTACTGGCAATGCCAGCATTACATGGCGGTTCTGGGCTGGCAGAGCTGGTATCTGGCGGTCAAGGTGGGCAATGGCAAGGCGTTCCACATATTCATGATTAGCCGCGACGAGGCCGCTATTGCGCGCCTGATGGCCGCTGAAAAGGAGCTGTGGCGGCGCATTCAGGCGCATGAACCGCCGCTTCCCACGGGCAGTGAAGCGGACTGCGAGCTGGTAAGGGAGCTGACCGGCACTGCCCGTGCAGCCGACGATGAGCCGATGGATTTGCGCGCGATGGACGACGATTTGACCATGCTCGCGATGCTCAAGCGCCAAAGCAAGGACACCGATACCAAGATCAAGGCCATAGAGCAGCGCGTCAAGCTGGCGATGGGCGACATGCCGCGTGCGGAAAGCACAAGTTACACGATAAACTATCGCAATCAAGAGAAGTCCAGTTTGGATAGTAAGCGGCTGCTTGCCGAACACCCGGAAATGGACGCTTATAAAAAGACCACCTCATACCGCGTACTTACGATAAAGGAGAATAAGAAAAATGGCTAATACCGCAATCCGCGCCCCCAAGCCCCAGCAGAATGTGTCTGCCGCTCCCGCGACTGCCGCGCCGCATACTACCGTGCTCGACTACCTGTCTAACGATGGCTTTAAGCAGCAGCTTGCTATGGCGCTGCCCAAGTTCTTTGATGCCGACCGCTTTGTAAGATCGGCCATATCTGAATTTCGACTGAACCCGGACTTGCAAAAGTGCAGCATAGCCAGCGTACTGGGCTACTTTATGCAAGCCGCGTCGTGCGGACTGGAACCCGCGTCCGTGCTGGGGCAATGCTACCCCGTGCCGTTCCGCAATAAAAAGACGGGCGGTATGGAATGCCAGTTCATCTTAGGCTATCGCGGCATGGCTGCTTTGGCGAGGCGCTCGGGCGAGGTTACGTCGATTGATGCTCAGGTAGTGCATGAAAAGGATGATTTCGAGCTGACCTACGGGCTGGAACAGAAGCTGATCCATAAGCCTGACCTGATGGGCGATGCGGGCGCTATGGTGGGCGCTTACTGCATCGTGCGCTTCAAGGACGGCTCTTATCAGTACCGCTTTATGCCGCGCGCGGAGATCGACGCGCACCGTCTGCGCTCCAAGGCGACCGGCTTTTCGCCGTGGCAGACCGACTACGACGAAATGGCTAAAAAGACCGTGTTCCGCGCGCTGTTCAAATGGCTGCCTATCACGCTGGAGGCCGCTCAGATGGCCGCGCTGGACGAATCGGTTGCGCGGTATAACCCGACTGCGACAGGCGACGATATGCTGAAGATCGATTACGTTGTGGCCGAGCCGGAACGCGATGCGGCTGCGGACACTACATCAACCGAGGAGGGCGGGGTTAATGGCTAAAGGCAGAAGGTATTACTGGATTAAGCTCAAAGAGAGCTTCATGACCAGCGATATTGTGGATTACCTCATGTCCCAGCCTGATGGGGCTAACTACGTCGTGCTATATCAAATGCTGTGCTTCAAAGCGATAAACTCTGCCGGCCGCCTGTCATGGCAGCTTGGCGAAATAATAGTGCCGTTCAGCGCCGAAAAGATACAGCGTGATTGCAAGTGGTTTACAATCGACACCGTCCGTATTGCGCTGCACCTGTATAAAGCGTTGGGGCTGATATACGAGGACGTGGACGGCACAATCGTTGTATCGGGATATGATGATCTTGTCGGCGGCGAAACCGACTTTGCCCGGCAAAAGCGCGAACAGCGCACGTCTCAGCTTCAGCGTGGACAATGTCTGCCGGAATGTCTGGACAGCGCCCAAGACAACAGTATGGACAATGTACAAGACGATATTGCGGACAGCACCCAAGACAATGTCCGAGACAGCGCCGTTGACAACGTCCACATAGATATTAGAGATAGATATAAGAGATTAGATATAGAGAGTATAGAGAGTAAGAACGAAGGTAATACGGTGGATTGCCCAGAGCTGGAGGCCAGCTCCGGGCCCCCTTCGCCATCGGTTCCACCGGTAATCTCTTTGCCGCTGGTCGATGGCAGCAATTACGGAGTTACCCAAGTTGAGATTGACAAGTATGCCGGTCTATATCCGGCGGTCGATATTGGGCAGGAACTTCGTGACATGGTCGGATGGTTGGACGCAAACCCAAAGCGGCGAAAAACGCGCGGCGGTGTGAAGCGATTTATAAACAATTGGCTTTCTGCCGAGCAGGACAAGGGCGGTACGCTTCGCAATGCAAAAATCCGCTCACAGCGTACCACGTACAGCGATGATGAAAGGCCTTTTTAGCCGACAGGAGATATGACAATGGCAAGTAATGATTCAACCGTGAGCATGGGAAGCGCCAT